ATAGTGCAAAAATATGCATAAATTCCATTTGGATATTCTGGAGTAACGCAAAATCTTCCATTATGAATATCTAAATCTTTTCCGTCAAAATATTCATAATCTTCGACAAAGTATCCTAATGGATATAATGATTCAGATGGTCTATTTTGTTTTTCTACTATACTATAACCTGATGTTAATTGTTTAACTCTTCCTGTTCCGTCAGGATTTGAATATCCATATGGTCCATATATTGGGTTACCATCATAAGCCCAACCTAAAATTGGAGAATGATATTTTGAATCTAATTCTCTACCTTCAATAAAACTAAAAGTTATATCTGGAACATATCTTTCAATTCCAGATTCTACTCTTTTAGTTAATATATAAGACCTTAATTTTCTTGGAGCGTATAAATGAGTATATTTGAATGCTCCTGTTATTGCTTCATCATATGCATTAGATGAAGCAATAAAACTATCATCATCAGAAATTAATTTTTTGTTAAATTCTCTTTCTACAATATTTACGGTCCAAGAATCTATTCTTGCAAATAGTTTTGCACCAGAACCAGCAGAAACAACTTCTATATAAGTATCTTTTCCATAGTTTATACCAGATTGTTCTATTACAACCTCATCTAATAAACCATTTTCTATTTTTGCACTTAATTTAGCTCCCTCTCCAGTTTCACTATAAATTATGATTTCAGGAGTTGAGTAATAATTATATCCAGAATTTTCTATTACAACTGAAGATATTTTACCATTAATAATTATTGGTTTTAATCTTGCAGAAGATCCATTTTGTATTTCTATTTTAGGTTGTCTATTAAAATTGAAAATATCTTGAACACCATAATTCTCTCCATTTCTATAAATCCAACATGACTTTATTTCTCCTTTAAATATTGGTCTTATTTCTACTGTATTGTTTGGAATATTATCTAATGCTACTACTTTTACCTCTATTGGCAAATAATTAAATGTGTGTACTCCAAGTCCGTTGGAAGTTAGATTGATAGTGCTATTATCATTTATATCTTTAAGTTTAAAAGTATTGTCATTTATTTTTCTTACACTATAACTTGATCCAGATGTTAATCCTCCAATAGGAGTACCTACGCAAGAATATTTTATAATTTCTCCACTAGAGAAGCTATGATTATTTAAAGTTATGGTATTATTATATGAATTTACACTATTAAAATCGCTATCAAACTTTAATTCTCTATTTGTATATCCAAAACCACCAGATAATATATTTAATTTTGTTATTCTCTTTCTACTTTGAAAACATTTTATTGTGTGTATATTAGAACCTAATGCACTAAAGTCAATTGGATTATTATTATTAATAGCATCTTCAAAATTTCTATGTAATTGAATAGAGATATCAGATACTCTTCTTACAAAATAATTTCCATTAGATAATCCATTTATATTAGTATTATTATTTGAGTTATATGATACTCTTTCACCATTGACAAAATAAATTATCTTTCCAAAAACAATTTTATTATTTACAATATCTACAGTATTTGGATCACCAGCATTAAATTCCTCAGAATAAACATAACTTTCTAAAATTGGTTCTACCCTTGCTCCCTTTCCATTTCCACCAGTAACGGAAATTAAAGGATCTTTTATAAATCCAATACCACCATTAAATAAATCTATTTTATCGAGATATCCAGAGACTTCTAAAATTCCTTCAAATCCATTTCCATAAGTAACTCCAAAAATAGTATCATCAAGATTTAACCTTGGAGGATTTATTACATCATAATTTTCCCCAGAAGATAATATCTCTATATTATTAATTTTCCCATAAAAAAGTTTATCTTTTGATTTATAATTTAAAATTTCTACACCATTTTTGAAAATTCCTATTACTCCAGATTTAGTATCTGAAATAAAATTGCTATTATTTTTTGGTTCTTCTATAACTTTTATTAAGTTTTGACCTGAAATTTTATTATATCGACTGGGTTCATTTAGGTAAAGACTCAAATATGAAAAATTAAAAGAATCATATTTTAAATGGTATAATTTATTTTTTTTATTTTCTGGTATGTTACCATAAAAATTAATAAAATTATTTGTAAATATATTGGATAAACTATTTGCTAATCTTATAGTATCTTTATCTATAACTTTAACATAGTATCTACCTCTAGGGAAACTCATTACATTTGTATTTGGGTTTCCATTAGTATCTTCTTGAGGTTCAGAATATACAACAACATCTCCAGTATTAAAAGGATGTTTTAATACTTTCAGATCATAATTTTTAACATCCGAAATATAGTTTCCATAAAATTCTAATACATTTGATTGTACTTCTAATGGAATATTTCCATAACTAGGAATAGACTGAGATGTTAGATATAAAGATTTTTCATCTTCATCCAAATAAACATTCTGTATATTTGCAGGAGTTTCTGTAGATAAATCAAAATTTGTTAAAGATGGTTTATTAATATTTCTAATTGTATAAAAACCAGGATTTTCTATATTTGAAATTATTTTATTTGAAGTGAAACTGTATTGTAACCTACTATTTCTTGAAATTAATTCTAAGTTATATTCATCACCTGAAGATGAATATAACTTAAAAGTATCTCCAACATAAAATTCTGCATTTTCAAAAAAAGTTATTTTATACTTATTTTGTCTTAATTCCTGTATCTCTATTAAATCTATATTATTTCTATTAGCAATATTAAAAATCCAATCATTAGATTTTAAATCTCTAGGGGTTTTTCCTAAAGATGATAATAATATTCTATCTCCTTTCTCTGTAGATAATGAGTTTTGATCGAGAATTACTTCGGAGAGTATAGGAAATACTCTTAATTCAACAACAGAATCTTCTAAAATACATGTTGCAAAGTTTGTAGATAATATTCTAGTGAATCTAGGTAAATTTATATTGGATGTTATATTTAAAAACTGATTTACCGTTTTTCCACTATAAGAAATATAATCAAAATTCCCATCTGGAAGAATACAATAAAGTTCTCCCACTTTTGGAAATCCTATCGTAGAATCTACATATAAAATTTTATCATCTATAAAATAATCTTCAATTAATAATGTACTTGAATTATATGAAAAATCTCCAAATAATGAACCTCTACTTGTTGTATCTCTATTATAATCTAAATCTAAACTTAGAATGTAATAATCTTTACCAGACCTACTAATTTTTTCAACATTAGTGATACTTCCATAAGATTGATTTCCCTCATCATCTACTTGATAAAGAGTTCTATTTAAACAATCTTCAGGATTTCCATTTATTGATTCTACTACAATATCATTGGTTACTCTATATATTGATTTTGATGGTTCAAATACATTATCTCTAGGTCTAATAATTTTAACCTCTTCACCAAAAAGTGCAGAAAATAAAATTTTAAATGATGAATCGGCACCTTTTGATTTATAAAAATCTGATGATTGCTTTATAAAAAGAGATTCATTTAAATCAGAATCAAAAGTTATTCCCTCAAACCCTGGTAATAATTGTTTTTTAGTTTTTTTCAGAAATTCAATTAAAAATAAACCACTTAGATTATATACATTAGTAGATGAATCGTGAATTTCTATTTTTGTTTTTGAAAAGTTTAAATCACTACCTACAGAATCTATTCCAGAAAATCCTCTATAGCATCCTAAAAAGAAAGTATCTGTTTTTTCGGTATAAGATATAATTTCATCATTAATTTTTATTAAACCATATTTTTCTGGAAACCCTTCAGTAGATTCTACTTCAATGTCTGTATCAGAATACTCAACTGTTCTAATAGTTTGTGTATATTCCTTTATAGATTTTATGACATCTAACTTTACATATTCATCAATTCTATTTAAAATATCATAAGAACCAGATTGTTTTTCTAAAGAAATATAATATTGTTCTAACAGTTCTCCAAATAAAGGAAAATCCTCTTTATAAAAATTGGTAAAGAATCTTTAATTTTCTGAAAGAGATTTATTTTTGTTTTGCTCATTTGAGGTTCTTAATCGACGATTTTATCTTAAATGGTAAACTGCCTTTGTGGTTTTGAAACAATCTGTGATTGTGATTCTTCTATCATCTCAATAGTACTAGAAGAATTATCTATTTGTAAGAATAATTCATTTAGACCTATAACATCATTTGAATATGGTTTAACTGAGAATGAAATTATTGATACTGTTGATTGAGTTAATGCTGTTGATACTATATTTATTGCATTTAACAATATTTCTCCTTTTTCATAATCTATGGTTCCAATATCAGATCTAACTATTTCTATTGATGAATTTATATTTGTAAACAAAAATAGAGAACCTTTTCTTTGATCTTCATCTGGAGAATCAGAAATATATACAGTTCCTTGTATTCCTGGTACTGAAAATCCTGAGGTTTTAATGTTAAATCCTGTTCTGTCATAGATCATAATTCTATTGCCAAAACAAATTTCATACTCTGCAATTCTATTTAAGTATGGTTGCAATAATCTTCTCATACTAATATCAGTCTCATTTGATGATATAGATCTATCAACATTGTCAACTAAAGAAATAAATTTACTAAATCTAAACTTGGAACCATATCTATTCATTTCTGGTGATTTTGAAAATTTAACTAAAACATCACTAATTTTAGTTTTTAATTTATCTGGTTCATTAGACTCTGAGACATTATAAAATATTCTACTTTCATAGACAACATATAAAATTTTAACATCAAGTATCTCGGGAACTATTCCTGCAACCGAATAATTTCTTAATTCTCTTTTTATATTTTGTTTAATACCACTAGAAACATACAATCCATTTGTTGGTTTAATAGCAATATAAACTCTTCCAAATTCTGGAGGATCTAATTCTTCTCCACCAAAAGATGTTACAGATTCTGCTTCTGGGTATATTCTTTTAATTATAGCCTCATAATCATTAGAAGTTACCGCTCTATTTTGAGATGCATATATTCTTGGAGCATAACTTTTAATAGATTTTACAGACTCTATGCTTTGTCCTCCAGATGAAGACTCTACAGTAAATAGAGAGGAAATATCTCTTGCAATTAAATTATCTTCATTATCATATAGTGTTCCAGCAAAAGAAAAATCTGAAACATTATTACCATTTGATCCATTATTGATAATGTAACTAACCTCTATTACATTATCATTTAATAATCTTCTACCAAAAATGCCATCTCCAAAAATAAGTTCATATCTTTCATCTTCAATTTCTTGAATAAAATAAACTCTAGAATCTCCATTTATATTAAATAATGCATCAGATCTTTCATACTTTAAAACGGCATTTGAACTCAAATTATCTTTTACATAAACTCTTAAAGTATTATAGTCTGAACCTGAATTATCTAAAGTAAATCTTTGTATTCTATTACTATAGTCTACAACAAACTGTTGCTCTATTAAAGTTCCTTCATATATTTTTATATTATCAAATGAAGCAATATCATTAAATACTGGTACTGTTATATCCTCTGGTATAGAAAATGCATAACTTTGATTGCCAAAAGTAACGCTTGATGTTGCTACTATACCCTTTTTTAATGTTATTGTTTGTGGTTTTATTGGAAATTGTGTTGTGTCAATAAAAAAACTAACTGTTGCTGTGGCAGATTTTCTTGGTCTTGGAATATAACCAATATTTCTAGCAAGAGCAACTACATTTTCTCTTATTGTAGCACTATCAATAAAAACCTCATTACTAACCATATTGGCATTAAATGCCGCAATATATGAATTATATGCAAGAGTATCTATCAAGTATGATAGAGTAGAACCTTCAAAATCATAGTCTGTAAAATTAGTATTATTTTTAATTTGATCCTTTATAGACTGTCTAATATCTACAAAGTCTAGACTTGATATGTTGATAAGTGCCATTTATCTATTTGATTGTAGGACAAAGTTTAAGGACTGTGGTGGTACATCAATACCAACTATTTTATAGTTTATAATCACATTATAAAAGTTTGAATCATAAAATGGATCTACAATTACTTCAATAAGTTCTACTCTAGGTTCAAATCTATTAATACTTGCAGTTATTTGATCCTTTATAATATTAGCATTAAAAGGAGTCATATTTTCAAATAATGATCTATTAATATCAGTTCCAAATTCTGGTTGAAATGGTCTTTCTCCAGGAATAGTTAATACAATATTTCTAACGGCTCTAGAAATTGCAAGTTCATTTCTTAAGAAAATCAAGTCATTAGTGACAGGATTTCTTGCAAATGTCATACTTAGATCTAAAAATGACTTACTAACTTTTAGAGCCATTATGTTTATGCATAGACTTATTTTTTATTTATCTCATTCATATAAAGGTTCTGTTCCATACTCCCAATCATCGTAGTCATCATCATTTCTTATTTTTGAATGCAATTCATTCTGAACTTTAAAATTATGTTTTTTAGGTGTTAGGTCATCATTTGTGATTTCTCTAAGCATTTTTTGATTTTGTAAAGACCCATAATCTGAAGTTAGACTAGTTGTACCCCATAATTCATACATAATTTCTTTATTACGATCTGATGGTTTTCCCATTTGTTCTCCTGATTAAGTTTAATCAGAACTTTTTAAGGGGTTTCTATCCCTTGTCAATATAAAATCCTTTCCTCAGATAGTCATTATCTTCAATATAGGTATAATTTTCAATATTTTTTATATTTTCATCTTCCCAGATAGGTATTGCTACAGAATTACCATATCTAAAATCTGGATTTCTTCTAAAATGAACTTCAATTAATTTATTTCCAATAAATTCGCAGTTTATCCATTCATAATTACCTTTTAACTTGTTTAGTATTTTAGGAAAATCTATGTGCTTATCAATTTTTGACCACCTATTCCATTTATATAGGGGATTTTTAGGATCTCTTTCCCCCAAAATGATCAATTCTGGACTTTTGTTACGGTAATCAATACTGATATGCTCTCCAGTAAAGATTTCACACCAAAATTCTGATGGATGTAAGTGGTTAGTATCACCTTCTAATTTAGTAATACGAGCATGACGACCCATTCCAAGTAAATTAAATGATGGTCTAACAATATAAAAATCGGGTTTAGGAACGGTGGTTCCAGCAGGACCACACTTATAACCTAAAACCCGACTTAAAAATAGTTTATTGTATATCCACAGGTCTTCATCATGAATAAAATTCCATTCATCTTCAGACTCTGTAAGGTACATATTACTTTCCTTGACCTCTATAAGGTTTACGCGCCTTATTACGACTTGTTGCAGCGTATTTAGTATTTTGTCCTTCACCTTGACGAGTATTTTTTGGTTTAGACTCAATAATAGTTTTTCCTGAAAGGGATTTTTTGATTGCCATAATTAATTGTCCTCTTTTAATTAGTCTTTTTTACAGTTTGTCTTATGCTCAATAGTTGGATAATGGAATATGTTATGATCACTTTCTGGAACTGAATCTAAATCAATACCAGTCATGCCACCATGTATATCCCGATAATCTATGCTTTGGAAGCAACCCAATGATAATATATCAGATAGAGAGTCGTCAATATTATTTGAGATTTTATCTCCATAATATTGATCATATAAAGATTCTCTTCTATATGCTGGATGATGATTTAGATATTTTAATGCATATTCTTTAGTATTATTCCAAAATACAGTATCATACTTTGACCCATATTGATAGTGGAGTGCTAAAGATATATGATAACCATACATTAATTCCAGATATTTTTTATTTACTTTATAATAAGAATGTGTAGATCTTCCTGTGCTTAAAAATCTAATAATTAGATCTATTGAAGAATTATAGTATAAAAGGGATAGTGCTTGGAGAGGTTCAAAGAAGAATAGACGATTACCATTATAAGCAACAAATCTATTCTCTACAATTTTATTATGATATTTTGGTTTCCAAGATATTTTTTTATACTCTTTACCTTCAAATAATTTTTCAATATCTTCTACTTTATCGTAGTCAGAATTAAAAAGATAACCACATTTAGTTATACCTTTATCTGGAAAGGGTAATCCAAATTGCCAACCATGAGGAGTAGCGCGGTGTAATGTATAAGTAGAATCTTCAATATTATTTTCAGTATAAAGAATAGCAGAATTTACTGTAGGAAAATAAGGTTCATAATAGTTAGTACTATCATTCCAACCAGAGCAATTGACCATAAAATCATAATTTTTATTATTGATAATGATTTTTTCAATCTCAGTATCAATCTCATAGTCATCTACTCTTTCAGCATGATATACAACATTAAGTTGTTTCTTCATTAAATCATGAATAAAAGGATTGAATACTCCAGTTTCAAAATGAAATGCGGGACTATTATCATTAAAATGATGTCTAAAGTATTCTTGTTCTCCCCATCCAATAAATTTAATACCATTCTTAAAGGAAACAATTCCACGGTCATTTAAACGACCAATACTAAAATCTAATGTGGAATTAATTAATTCTCCAATGTGTGGAGTTGTAGATTCCCCCACGCTTAAATGAGGAGATTCCGGGTCATAAAAGATCTCAATTTCATGACCCTCTTTGATAAGACTCAATGCAGTAATAATAGCACTAGTGCCTTTACCAATTACTGCAATTTTCATATCCTATCCTCAATCTCAATCTCATTCAGATCAATCTCTTTAGTTCCTTCATAAGATTCTAAAGCCATCTCATGAAGGATGTCCGCAGCATCCTCATGAGATAGTTGTGTATAAATCTTTCTACCTTTATAATAAATGTCTACCATTAGATAACGCGAGTTTTCTCGTGACCAACTCTAATACGAGGATCACACCAGATATCAAATCCTTCTTCTTTTGCGTCAAGACAGAATGATACATCTTCACCACACATGTCTTGTACTGCACCAGACTCAAAGACTTGCATCTTAGGTGCGAACCAAGGATACTCTAGATTTTCAAATACACCACGCTTAATCAGAACCCATCCGAAACCTGTATAGTCTACAGTGAATGGTCTGTTACGACGGGACATTGTATCAATGGTTTCGTGATTCATCACACCACCATTGTTGCGGAAATCTTCCTCTTCTAACCAATGTGCTACTGAGGTAGTTTTACCATCTTCGGTACAATACCAACCAGCAACAATTTCTTTTTCTTCACCACTTTCATTAAGTGCTAGATCACATAGTTGCCAAAACTTTTCAGTATTGAATACAATATCACTATCAATCCATAGTTGATAATCATATTCTAGCTTACCGTCCCAAGGAACTTGCTTAGGACCTCGTAGTACATTTGCACCTAATACCTTACAGCGTGCAAAGTTAACCATTGATGAATAATCCTGCGAGATCTGAATACTCATCTGATTCTGTACGAGATCAAAGCATAGTTGTACAAATGCTTTTAGAAATGTAAATGAACAACCTCGTCCAGGTAGACAGAATACAATTCTCTTACCTCGCATCCTTTCTTTAATGGCCTCATAATCCCAGGATGCTTCATCACTCTTGGGTTTTGGAGGTGTTGCTTTAACAGTAAATCCTTTAGCCATAGTTTTTTTAATAACTTTTCAGTACAAATTCTAATCCTTTCAAATGATAATGTCAATACGATGCATTGAGATATTCCTTATCCCTCGCAAGACATTCATAACTTAAATCTTCCTTATTATAATTGCCAAGAAGATTCACCATGGTATTCAACATACTCCAAGTGTTATTAAACTCTTCCTCTGTTAAATTGTGATATATGCATGTATCTTTTACATATACATGATACACATTATCCATACATGAACCTCCAACGGGCAAAAAATATTTCCGGAATAATTTTACAGATTTCTTATCTGCTTACTCATTATATATGAGACCTCCGTGAATGTCCACTTAGAGGGTTCTCCGAACTACTCTGAAGGTTTATGTGAACTCTTATACTTCCGGAAAAAAATTATGAGTATTATATTTCTCTCGCGCTTTGTCACCTCTGTAGGTTAGGGTCTCTATTGATTTTTAATAACAATAAACAATAAATCGCAAATACTGCTAACACGAATAACGAATAAACTGCGATTGCACGAATAAAGAATAACGAATAAGATTTCAGTGGTTGTATAAAGAACTGTAAGGGCACTAAGTATAACTTAGCACCCTCACGAGATCTTAATAATCAGGCGACGATCTTATCGACTGATTTCTTAGCGTTACCGTGAGCAGGGAATGCAATAATAAACTCACGGTCGGATTTGGCACACAAACCACAAGTGGCGCAAGTTACATTCTCGTGGATTGTTGCAGGGCAAACGATAACCTTACGACCGCTGCTAGTGTTAAAGAATCGGCGTGATTCCTCAGACTTGACAACAGCAACTGCAGGAATGTTGTGCTCTGTCATAACTTTATCTGCCACTTCTACATCCTCTGTAGATGCATTAACAGTGAAACCTTTAGAGTTAGCATCCTGCAGAACTTTAACATTCTCAGAGTGTAGTGGGTGGTGAGTGTAGGTATAACCTTTGCGCCCACGGTTAGCATCAACTAACTGCTGAACTTTAGTGGCGTCGATGTCACCGAGACCATTATGTGGCAGGTCTCCAGATACATTATGACGCCACAATTGACCACGCATAAGTTTACGGATCTCGGTGCAGAATGCATCCCAAGACATACCACGCTCACCCGAACTTACTTTCATCCAGTGTATGTTTTGCGGTCCACCTTTAGCGTAGCAACCCTTATCGTAGAAAGGGCAACCCTGCCAGCAAGAATTGCGCTCGGTTGTTGTTGTTGGGATCGGACCGGTTTTGGCGTTGCTGCTAACCTTGGTGATAGCGACTTGCATGATCCTGAGGCGGTGCGAGGTCCGTTTGCCTCGCTTGCAGGTATCCTACAGCATCTCAACCCCCTGCCAACCCCCTGATCGATCAGTCCTGCTGATCATTCCCATAAGATGCCCGAATGTTTCGGGATGTTAAAAGGGTCGCGGTACGCTCCGCCATGCTGTAGAATATGGGGAGACAAGCAAAGGAGCGCAGGGGCGCGATGATACAAAACGGGAAACCTACCCTGCGCTGAAATAGTTAAGTATAAAGAATTAAACAGTGAGTTTGTATTATTAATAAGAACTCTTATTTAATTCTTTACATTTAACTAAGTATAAAGAATAAAAGAGGAGTTTGCAATAAGAATCACAAACTCCTTATGTAATACTAATCAATCAGTCTTGATCAAACAGAAGATGAATCTTTTTGCGGATAGCATAAACATCCTCAGGATTGAAGAGTTCAGCATCATCATCGAGTGCATTTCCGACAAAATTATAAATCATATTCCACTGATCCTCAGTGAACAGTTGGCGGTAAACTGCTTTGGAGAGTGAATCGACTGCCATGGGTTGAATCCCTTGCGACCCTTATAAGATCTCATAGATTCTCTGCAGGGTCAAGTATCTTGTGCCACCTATCATAGTGTCCTCAGAGGCGTCTCTGTGCCCCCATAATGCCCTTATGGCATGGTAGAATATGGGGACAATCAAACGAGGTGCGATGTAGCACTGATGACAAAAAAGGTCGCCACTGCCCCTGCGCTGAAATAATACCCACTCACAAAAGCATAAAAAACAGGCATAACGCTATCGTTATACCATAATAACATAGAGTAACATATAACGCTAGTGTGATAACACAACTTCACGAATCAGCACATAACGCTACTGTTATACTATGTTACTCAACGAATCTTATAGAATGATTACTTAACGAATATAACGCTATCGTTATACTGTTAAATCACACTATAAGACTCGTAGTTTCTTATACTTTACCAGTCAACATCGAAGTCTTCAACATATGCTTTCACGCTCTCATTTGGTTCTAGTTTGAATACTTTCTCCCAATCAATCTGACGGGGATCGAAATCACCTAGAACATCAAGATCTAGAGTGATCCTAACATGACGCTTCTGTGCCATCTGATAAGTTGCAGACATGAGACTTCCTCGATTCGTTGACAGTAAACAGTATAGAATCCTTATGGGAAATTGTCAATCCTTGTGCGTATTTATGAGAGACTCTGAGATTTTATGAGGTTATGTCAGGGTTTTATGATCGGGGGGCGCTTGACATTTTCGCGGTCTTGTGATAACGCGCACGCCAAGATCACAAGACCTCAGCACATTTATAAGGGCATTTACAGACACATAAGGTACAATACTCTACGAATAACCATATAACACTATCATTATACAACGAAACAAACAACACGAATACATTTTTTAATACATTTTTAATTG